TCATTTGATCTTGAATACTTTAACAAGATTACGAAAGGTGGTCTTCCTAACAAGACTCTTAATGTCGCTCTTGCTGGGACAGGTGTTGGTAAGTCTCTTTTCATGTGTCATATGGCTAGCGCCTGTCTGCTTAACGGACGTAATGTGCTATACATTACACTGGAGATGGCAGAGGAGAAAATTGCTGAACGTATTGATGCAAACCTCCTAGATGTGACTATTCAGACATTGGAAGATCCAATGTTTACTAAGACACAGTTTAGGAACAAGATTGATGTACTCAATAAGAAGACGCAAGGCAGGTTGGTTATCAAAGAATATCCGACAGCATCTGCACACGTTGGTCACTTTAAGGGTCTCCTTAATGAACTCTCTATGAAGAGGGGTTTCGCTCCTGACATTATCTTCATTGACTATCTAAACATTTGTTCATCGTCTAGATACAAGAACAGCATCGTCAACTCTTATACCTTTGTTAAAGCAATCGCAGAGGAACTTCGGGGTCTTGCTGTAGAATGTGATGTCCCTATTGTTACAGCAACACAAACAACCCGTAGTGGTTATGGTTCTTCAGATGTAGAACTTACTGATACCAGTGAATCTTTTGGTCTACCTGCTACAGCAGACTTTATGTTTGCTCTTATTAGTACAGAAGATCTTGAGAATATGGGTCAGATTATGGTCAAGCAACTGAAGAATAGATACAATGACCCAACCATCCACAAGAGATTCATCTTGGGTATTGACAGGGCAAAGATGAGGTTGTATGATTGTGATCAGTCTGCCCAAGACGGCATCGTTGATGCTGGCGATGAGTTGGATGACGAGATCCTAGAGATCAAACCAAACCGTAGTAAATTCGATTCCTTTAAGATATGAGTTCCAAGAAACCCAACAACATTCCTGGTAACGTTCCCTACGACCACTCTCAATCGGACAATGCTTCTAAAGCAGCAGAGGAGATGAGTAACCGAGGGCAGGATACTTCTGATGATATGAAGGAAGCCGCGCAAACAGCAGCAGAAGATACTCCAAAGACTCCCGAGGAGTTTATTAATCAAAAAGGATTTACTGCATGGCAAACTGCAGAACGTTATAATAAACAGAAAGAAGAAGCAAAGAACAAAGAGAAGTTCCAAGTTGATCTTGACAAGTATCTTCATTTCTGTGATACAACTTGTTCCGATCCCAGTAAAGACTTCATTGCATACGTTGATCGTCTGCGTGAACTGAATGAACAAGGATGCAAGATCCAACGTCTTGATACTGCTGGATCTGGCATTTCTGCAGAGGGTGGTGAGTTTATGGAGATTGTGAAGAAGATCAAGTTCCAAGGCAAGCCCTGGGATGATGCAAATAAAGAGCATCTGATTCGTGAACTTGGTGATGTGATGTGGTATGTTGCTCAAGCATGTGCTGCACTTGATGTTCGTCTTGATGATGTTCTCTATGCAAACACTCTGAAACTAGCAGCACGTTATCCTGGTGGTCAGTTTAATGTTTCTGATTCTGAAAATCGTAAACCTGGCGATATCTAATGCTTAGTTTCTGGATCCACTTGAGAGCATTCTTCTTTACGGTTGTACTTAACTGTGTGCAACCTGCTAACTGGAAGTATTGTTATCGAGTGGACCAGTGGTTAATCCCAGACCTCATCTATGCATGGGAACTCAAGACTGGCAAAGTTCACCCTTACCAGAGTGAGAAGGATTACCTAAATAACTTGGAAAACACACAGCAATTCGATGGCGAGGACTATCAAAGAAGCTTGGAATGACTACAAAAGACATTACCACTCTGGATTTGAGGTTAATGCCAAGAAAGACATTCCAGTTTACGATGGAGAAACTAGCAAAAACAAAGTAGCAACAATTGCAAAGGGCACTCCCGTTCATGTGAAACCTCTGAAGGGGAATGATTACGTTGCAAGGATTGAGGTTGTCTACAACACAGACAAGCATGGGTGGATTTCTACACCTATGCTAGGTAAACCTGGTGCAACTGCTACAGGTAAAAAGAAAAAATCATGTCCACTGAAACCCCAAGACTTTGACGGCATTGCTGGCGTCAAGTTGGGGTTTTCTGCGTATTATAAAAAGGTAAAAGAGGCGATCATGAAACGCAATGATCTGCCCATGGTGCTTAAAACCTACCTAATTGAGCTTACTGATTACTGTATGCATCATGGACCAGCCGAGAAGAAAGAACTGGTTACTGCATACAATGAACTCACACAGTCGGAGTACATCGATTGTATGAATGATATTGAGAAAGATTTTTCAGAGATCACTGCTCCTCTTTGTGTGCTTGAGAGGGGATCTAATGAACTTGAGAAACTAGGATTTCCAGATCTGAATAAGAACAACGCTAGTGTATACATTCCTGTTGAGGGAAACTATGCTCTGGTTGACTTCATGTTGTATGACGATCAGGATAGACAGTATCAGTTCTCTGTTAAAAAGATAAGTAAGACAACAAACGTTGTCAAACCTCAGGACATCTTGGACTTGCTGAATAAGTCTCCCAATGCAAAGTGGGTAAAAGAATACAAGAAAACATTCCCATATAAGTTACTAACAGTTCTTGCTGAGAATAGTGTGAAGAAGGGATCTTTCCTTGCACTTAAGTTGTGTGTGGAGAATCCTGACACAAGAAAAGAACTTCCTGCTAAGGTAGTTCAGGGTATTGACAAGATGGTGAAGGACGGCGAACCAGATGAGACAGACATAGAACTGGCACACCCCCTATGGTGGGAACTGGCAGGGGAGTATTATAATGATGCTATCGACTACTGGAGCGAACCGAAGCACTCTTCTGGGATCGTGGGGATTGCGTCCCTGATATGTCAAATGATGCTCAGAAAACTGAGCGCAGAGAAGAAACTAATCACATTCAGAGATGTCATCGAAGAGTTTGTCATGCGCGAGGTTGTTTATTATAAGTTTGCAGCACCTAATGGAATCCCTCAGTTCTACATGGAGAATCATCTGAAGAACAACCTCAAGCCAACAGATAACTACTACTTGAGAGAAAAGTCATCTATTGGCAATCCTTACAGAGACAAAGTTGGAGTACAACCCTAATGGCAAAGAACACTCACCTAGAGCATTTGGAAGACGACATCTTTAATAATGGATATGCTGGCGCAACTAATGCTCTCAACTTTCTAACTTCTCTTCGCGATATGCTTACCACTGGAGTTGGTGGTGCTGGAAATACAAAGGTGACAGTAAAGTGGGATGGTGCTCCTGCAATCTTCTGTGGAGTAGATCCAGAAACTGAGATGTTCTTTGTTGGAACTAAGTCTGTGTTCGCTAAGGGAGAACCAAAGATCTGCTATTCCATTGAGGATGTCAATCTCTGGTATTCTGATCACCCCATCAAGCCGAAACTGATCAAAGCATATACTCTTCTCAGTAAACTTCCCATCAAAGGAGTTCTTCAGGGAGATCTTCTGTATACAGAAACCCCCCCTCTAGTAACTATGGGTGGAAAGAGGTGCTATAAGTTTCGTCCTAACACAATCACATACTGTGTTGAGGCAGCAACAGAAATGGGCAAGAAAGTTGCAGCATCAGATCTTGGAATTGTATTCCATACATACTACACAGGAACTTCTATGGCATCTATGAATGCTGGGTTTGGTGTAGATGTATCTGGTTTGCAGGGGGTTCCAGAAGTTGCTGTATTCTCTGCAACATTCCAAAATGTTGGTGGTGCAGCGAATCTTTCTGTGGCAGAAAAGAACAAACTAAACAACACTCTCACTATTGCAAAGCGCAATCTTGATCAGTCTAGGAAATTTCTAGACGCTATTGGTGGTGGTGGCAAGTCTTTTGATTATGCTGCCATGTTTAAGATTTACTTTAACGCTATTATTAAAGAAGGACGCATTCCAAATAGTGCTGGGGAGATGCAAAGGGGATTTGTGAACTTTGTAGATAAACGATACAAGGCAGAGATCGCTAAGAAGAAGACCGAGAAGGCACAGAAAGATTGGGAAAAGAAAAAAGAGGAATCTATCAAGTTCCTAAATAGTAATAAAAGTACCATATATTCTGCTTTGTCTGGGTTTAAGAATCTGATGACTGCCAAAGAGCAGATCATTGCGAAACTTAAAAAGATTGAGGGAGTCGGTACTTTTCTTGAGGATGAGAATGGTTATCGGGTTACGAGTCCAGAAGGATTTGTGGCCATCAAGGATGGCACTGCCATGAAACTTGTTGATAGACTTGAGTTCTCTAGAGCAAACTTCACCGTAGCGAAAGATTGGGGCTAATGAGATTCCATCAATTCATCATCGAGGCAGCAGCTGCTGCTGCTAAGAAAGCATCTAAACCAGCAAGTAAGTCTAAGTCCAAAGACCTTCCTGCAGACAAACATGTTGCGATTACTTTTGGTAGATTTAATCCTCCCCATGCTGGTCACGGTAAGCTCCTTGATGCTGTTAAAGCGCATGGTGGTGACAGCGGTAACTATCGCATCTATCCCTCCAGAAGCCAAGACCACAAGAAGAATCCGCTGACTGCTGACCAAAAGGTTGGTCATATGAGGAAGATGTTTAAGGACCATAAGGATGCTATTCAGAATTCTGAGGCACACCGCAACATCTTTGATATCCTCAGGGATCTTCATGATGAAGGTCATGAGCATGTAACTATGGTTGTTGGTGATGATAGGGTTAAAGAATTCCAAAATTTGACTCAGAAGTATAATGGAGTCCACTACAATTTTAAGAGTATTAACATTAAGTCTGCAGGCGCTCGTGCTGATGATAGTGATGACCCTATTGAGAACCTTAGTGCCAGTAAAATGCGATCCCACGCAAGTGGGGGGGACCACGAATCATTCCATGCAGGAATGCCCAAAGGATACAGTAAAAAGCATAGCGCCGCGCTGATGCAAGATGTCATCACTGGTATGACACCTCCACCTAAGGCAGACAAGAAAGGTAAGAAGAAAGAGTCTGTTCATGAGTCTGTGTGGGAGTATGCACCCAAACTCGACTTTGATACCTTTAGAGACTTCTACATGCTTAACCATATCTTTAAGATTGGTGCAATCGTAGAGCATGATGACAGCGGCATCCGTGGTGAAGTTGTACATCGCGGTCCAAACTACATCATCTTTAAGGATCAATATCTTGGTGAGCATCGTGCATGGTTGCAGCATGTGACTGAGATTACAGCAGGAACTGGTGTTCAGTCTGCATGGGCACAAGCTGCTGACACCAACAAAGACCAGACCAATTATTCTGCTGATGATGGCAGTGGAAATGATTGGAAGGTCGGAACGGATACATATAGAATGGCAGTACAGGATATGACACCTGGGCAATCCATTAAGAAGTTCTCTGATTTCAGAAAAACTTCTAAAAATAAATAATAAGAGACCTTTCCTACCCCTTAGAATAATGTTGGATATTAAAGTATCTGCTGCGCTTCTGGGTTACACCCAAGAAGAGCAGCGTATAATTCTCAGTTGTTTCCGTGAGCAAAAGGAAGCACCTACTGCAAGACTGCGTAAAGGCGTAGATCTCGTTACTGATGTATACGAGAATCATGTAGAGGTAGTTGAGGGTTACGCAGGATTTCCTATCGATAAAAACTTGATCGATAAGAACAAGCAGACATTTAAGGACGATCGTAACATCGGTCGTGTGGTAACTATGGGTGGCAACTCCATGGTGATCACTGGTAAGAAGTCGGACGGTCGTTACTCTGTTGTTGGTAAGAAGGGCGAGAAGACTGCTAAGAGACCTGAGGATCTGGGTCTGAATTTCCAACGTGAACACATCGACATCGAAGACCTCCATCAGATGATGGTTGAGAAGATGGATGGTAAAGATGATAATGGATTTAAGTCTTGCTGGAAAGGATACAAGAAGCAAGGCACCAAGATGAAGGGTGGCAAGGAAGTCAACGATTGTGTTAAG